AGCAATATAACCTTTTTTAACGATAGACTCGTTAATGCCAGGAGTGAACAATGTTGCGTTTTGTCCTGAAAGTTGCGCTCTTGCAAATGGAGGAATTAGCATTGTTCTGCTATCCATTGGACAAGTTAGAGAGTCAAGAGTAGCTTGAGCATAAAGAACATCGTCAACAGAAATTTTAAATGCACCTACACCAGTTGCAATAAATCCATTCTGTACACCTACAAGACATTCACCAATCATCTTGCGTTCAATATCATTTGACAATTGCATACCTTGAGGATCACCATAGCGTGACTTCTCATTAGTAAGTTCTAATTGTAGTTGCATTGTGTCAAACTCATGTGCTACTTTCAAGCGACTGTAAGTGTTATCCATTGGGAATGTTATAGGGTCTTCCACAAAGTCATTTAGTGTAATAGCGTTACCATTAGCATCAAGTGTTAAACTTGCACCATTAGTAGATTTAACACGAGCAGGACGATTAATTGAAATCGCTGTTCCTGTTTTGTAACCATTTGAAGCTTCTGTTCCAAATTGGTCTTTAAGTTGATTGTCAATTGTGCGTGGGAATACCGACTCATTGTGCATTACTGCCAAAGCGTTCTTAGCAAGCATCGAGTTAATTGCGATAAAATCTGCCATTTTTAATCCTTTTTAGCTTGTGGCTACTTTCTTAGAGTGCCTATTTCAAGCCTATGTTTTATAAAATCATCCATCCCTAATTGAGAAGGTCTAGTGATTCGGGGTTTAGTTTGTTGTTGCGGTGTCAAGCTAGTGCTTGGCGTTGCTTGTACAGGAGCCTTTACAGGTTCTTGCGGTGTTTCTACGCTAGGTTGCACCACAGGGCCACCTTGCTGTTGTAAGCCGAAAAGAATCATTGCAACATTCATAGGTGTAGAGTTTGAAATTCTTTGAGCTAGTGCAGGGTCTTTGGCCAACTTATAAGCGACCTCAGCCCCATTATCCATCTCTTTAATTGAATTAGCAATTTCTAAAGGAACCGCCAAAGACTTAACAACGTCTTCATAGTCAGCGTGTACCTCTCTAAATTGAGCGACTTTTTGATTCCAGTCTGCTGTTTGCTCTGTTGATATTTCAGTTTGAAGCTTCTCAGCCTCAGCCTTCATTGCAGTTTCTTGATAGCGGTCTTCTGCTACCTTAGCTACTCTATCATCAAAGCTCATAGCGTCTAGATCTTGTTCGCCCTTAGCCTTTTCAAATTCTGCATAACGCTTTTTAAGTTCGTTTAACTCAGCTTCTGCTTTGTCGGCTCTTCTTGCCTCCTTAGCTTTTTCTTTATTAACCTTGCTTATCTTGCGTTCAACCTTGCTACCTTCTTCTCGTCTTTCATCCTTGCTTTTATTTTCGGGATTCTTAGGAGCTACCTCTTCGTCCGTACTTTTTGCTTCGTCTTTTACAACGGGGTCAGAATCACCCACAGCCAGCCCTTCTGTATTTCCCACACCTTCGGCAGTTAAAGGTGTTTCGGTTTCAACAGGTGCAATCGGAGCAACAGGTGCTACCTCTTGACTACCAGTTACCACTATTGAATCTTTTATATCAGACATCTAAGCCCCTATCCCACGAGTAAAGAAAAAACTATAAGATACTCTCGTGTTAGCACCTTATAGCTTAAATATATATTAATTAATCTTGTAAATACCTTGGAATTTTTGCAGTCTGTTCTATTCCTGTTGTAATTACTTCGTTTTTAGTGTCTTGAATAGCTTTTTCTTTCTGTTTGATAAGGTCGGCTTGAAACTCATCAACTTGCCTCTGCTCGTCTGCTGTGAGCTTTGCGGAAAGTCTTTGGTCTTCTGAACCTTGCTTAATAAGTTCCTTTCTAATATTGTTATCGTTTTGCATCTCCCTATCCATAATTTTAGTTTGAGCAGAAATGCTTGCTTTTTCAAGTTCAACCTGTGCAATAACTTCTTGACTCTCTACTTTAGCCTGTAATTGAGTAATCATTCCTTTAAGTGCTTCAATGTTTTGTGTTTTCTGTGCTAGTGCTCGCTGTGCTTCTTGCATCATAGCCATAGCTTCAGGAGGAATATCACCTTCTTCTTGATCTTGTAACTCTGGAGGCATAAGTTTTTCCATACGCTTCTTAATTCTTTGCTTGTCGCTAAGAGGTTGTGAATCGGCCCAAATATCCATAAGACCAACTCCACGATCTGGACCAAGTGCAGAAACCATTGTTTCAAGTGCTACACTTGAGGCTTTTCTTTTCATTTCCATGTGAGGGCCTGCGCCAATCTCTACATCTAACATCTGTACGATTTCGGGAGTCATTATCAAGCCAAGGTCTAAACCCATTCTTGAGCTTTGGCCATATTCATCAATTATAACTAAGTCACGCATACCATTGTAAATGCTTGGCATCATTTGAAGACCTATTCTAGCAAGTTGTGTTATTGAACTCATTAAGTTATCAACAAACATTGCAGTAGCACTTTCTGCTTGTTCCATTCTTGCAATTAATGACTTTCCACTTTCCATAGCAGTTTCAAGACCACCCAATGAAGCATCACTTATGCCATTTGTGCGACCTATCAAACTTTGTAACCAATCTGCTACACTTTGAAGCCCTTGAGTTTGTGCTGTATTGTCTAGCCTATAAGGAGCCATGATAGGCTGTTGTGTAGTTGGGTCTATTGTTCTGTTTCTCAAATACGCATGGTTTCTTGAGTTTGCTGTTTCCCATTCACTAAAACCTTCGATGCCTCTAGGATCAACAACAAAGGGAACTTTAGGAGCATAAGCTACAAGCATCATAATATTAGAAGCTGTAAGGTTTAAGTTTTCATTGATCTCTCTACCTCTAGCAATAAGACCAGAGTATCTTCTAGTTGTGTCACCTAGTAGTTCTTCACCAATTACAGGAACAATGGGTAAACCATCTAAACCTTCAAACAATTGGTTATAAGCTTCATAATTTCCTATCATGCGTGTAATTCTTACACCAGTTTCTTCTTTAATGTACCAAATACAATCAAGCACAGCAGAGCTAGGAACATTAAAAGTCATTTTTGAACTAAAAGCCATTTCTGAACCTTGACAAGCTTCTTCACCATAAAGTTCTTTGGCTTGGTCTTTGTCCATGTGGCTACAATTAACAGCGTATTGTGCATCTCTACCATCTAAATAAGTTGCTAGTGGGTCAATCATTATAGCAGTAGGGTCTGTTGTAGTCTTCAATCTTAGAACAGGTAAACCGTTTTCAGTTTCAACCGCCCAAAATAACCAACCTAAACCTGCTGTCACTGCACACTTCATAGCACCAACATAAGCACTTGAGGCTGTACTAGCCTTTTCAATACCACGCAAGACACCGTTAATTATTTCTTGAAGTTCTTGGTCTTCAGTTTTAACAGCCATTGAAGGAGGTGACATTCTTACACCACTAACAACTTTGTCAATGTAAGGAGGCAAAAGAGGCAAAGAAATATTTGTCATTTCTTCCGCTACTCTGCTTGCGTGTAAGGTGGAATCCCACATACCCTCGCCACCACTTGCAAAAGTAAAATCACTAGCCATTTGTGAGTATGTACTACCCCAAGCGGACTCTAAAACCTTTAATTTATTATCATGTAAATTTTTCATAGTTTCTCCATTATATCCTTAATATAACATTTTAACCAATAAAACCGCCTACCCTTCTTAAAGGCTGTGCAATCTGTTGTGGCTTCTCTTCGTCACCTAGCCACAAACTCATAGCCAAAGCATCACCTTCATCTGGACTCTTTACTAGTTTTTTCTTACTTTCAAGAGCAATCTGTTCTTTGTCTTTATATACAAATGTAACTCCACTTAGTTCATCCCAACAACTATCATTGTCAAGGCTTCCTCCTGTCTTGAGCCAATCCCTCATAATACACCATGATTCTGTTCTTGAATTAGAGTATCTATTTACATCTCTACTCTTCCAAGAAGCCATCCAAGCAATAGTTTGAAAACTTCTGTTAGCATTCCCCCAAGTATAAAGATTATCAGCAACACCGCTTGAACCCGTTGCATCGACTACAACAGTATCCCAACCATTAGTAATGTAAATCTGTTTGGCCCAATCAGTCATTTCTTGAGTGTTACCTTTAGATTTCTTATGTACGCTAAGGATCTCTTTACCTCGGCGCCGAACTATCACACTAACATCTTTACCCATTCCAGACACATCAAAGCCTGCTGTGACTTTTAACTTTTCATTACGAATAGGCACACACTTTCTAGCTTCTTCAATGATAACAGGCTTGATTAGTACATTGTCTTCTGCACCCATGTATTCACCTTCATACACGTTTCTAAAGGCTATTGGGTCGGCAAGCTCTAAAGCATTCTTATCTGCTATTGCTCTATCACTTAGGAATTTGTTATCCCTCCAATTGGTTTCAATTATAGTTGTGTTTGGATAGGGTACTTCACACTCAACAAACTTTTGAGCTACTGCATCATTTCTATTCATTGGATTATATAGCCACATGATAACAGAGAAGTTCTTTCTTATCGTAGGTACTAGGGTTTCGATACTCTCACTTGTAACATAAGCAGCTTCTTCTACTACAACCAAGTCAACCTGTGCAAGCCCTTTAATATTACCTTTGTTTCTTTCAAGGCCAATACTCGTCACTGTTGATCCTGTTGGCTTATGAGTAATCACTTTATTCCCCCAGATAAACTCACTCCACACACCCATAAGACTAGAGGCATTTTCAAGTTCACTCCAAAAAGACTCATCTATTGAAGAGCCAAATTGTCTAGCTATAACCACCCGAAGACTTCTTTTGAGTTTAAGCAGCTTTTTATTTCTCATGTGATAAATCACAGCTAAGGAAGCAGATACAGTTTTAGCACTTGCTCTTCCACCTGGCAAAACAATGTGATTGGGTCGCTCTCCTGTAATTGGGTCCTTGAGAGTAAAGAGAGGTTCAAACTTGGGGCTTGCTACTTCAAAGGTTGAACCCATTTAGAAAGCAGGCTCTGAGTCGGACGCTTCGCCACCTTCATAAACAGTCACGTCAACCTTATCTTTCCACCCTGCTTGAGCTTTAAGGAAAAATATCTGAGCTGTCGTGTTCCCACTCTTAGCACTATCAAACAAGGCATTGCTTATAGCTTGAATCCCTTTTGCCTTGCCATCTTTTATGGCTTGTGTAAATTCTTTAGATTCCTTTTGCCTGTTAAAGTAGGTAGATGGAGAGATACCTAAGCACCTTGCCACCTCGTGCGATGTCAATCCCCTACTAGCTAGAGCTTCAACTTTTTTCAAATCTACTTTTACTTTAGGCTTAGTTTTGAGCTTCTTTTTCTTAGGCTTATCAGTCATTAGAAACCTCCTCAAAAGTTCTACCATCAACTTCTAGTGTCGCTTGCTTGCCTGTGAAGTCTTGCCATCTGTTTATTATTACATCGCAGTACTTGGGGTCTAATTCCATACCATAGCAATATCTATTTGTAGCTTCTGAAG